AAGGCTTGCCTGTTTTGCAGTCAACCCAGCCCTTGCCTTTGTTCTGACCGAACCAGTCTTTCAGACTGTTGCCGCTACTTTTTTTTGCTTTTGCCACTTTTCTTGCCCCAGTTTTTTGCGCCGACCTTGCGGCATTTCACCAAAGCGCCAGAGCCATAGGCTGACGGCCATGTGCCGCCGTTGCGCGTGTATCGCGCCTTGACCTTACTGTAGCAGGCGTCTCGCTTGGCTTTCTTTTTCTTCGCCGCCATCTACTTGCCCTTTTTATTTTTGCCATATCCAGCGGCGTGGGCAGCGCGGCCCTGCTTCTCAGCTTCGGCCTTGGTTCTATAAACCTTGCCCTTGCTGCCCCAGCGGTAGCCGCCCTTGACCTTCATAACGGGCATTAGTGACCGCCAAGCAGCTTGTTCATCATGTCGTGGACATTGCCGCCATCAAGTTTCATAACCTTGATTTTCATGTCTTTGCCGCTTGGCACTTCCATCATTTCTTCGTCAACGTCTTCGTAATCGTCTTCGTACATGGCATCTTCGCCATCAATTCCAACCATTACCTGATGACACAGCAGCAGGAAGTTAACCAATTGATCGTCGGACAGATCAAGGCCGTCTGCATTGTGTGGGAAGCCCATCTTTTCCATAAAGAGGGCCGCATTGTCTTCCATGTTTTCGACTTCTACCTGTGCCATGTCGGCCTCCTTTATGGTCGTAGTTGTGGGCGCGTCTGTCCCATTGTGCCTAGATTTGCTGGGCGTGGCTTTGGCCGTAGCGATGTTGGCAGGGCGTAGTTTGGTGCCATTTCATCGGCCAGTTTATTATTTGCCATTGCGCGATCCATGTCGGACTGCGTCATTGACGGCTCCCGCTGCGTGGGGATTGCCTGCGGCATGGACATGTCGGGTGCTGCGCCTGTGCCGAAGTCTGGACGGCCCAATGGTGCGCTGGACGCTGGCATATTGCGCTCCATTTGGGTTACAACTTGCGCGATGGCTTCGGCCTGATCGTCTTCAAACAGGCGAACATTTGAAATGTCTTCGCCACGGGACATTGCTGCGTTTAGCTTTCCCTTTGCGTCATCAACAAGAGCCATTACCTCGTTGAACACCTCTGGATTTTGCCGCAGAGGCTCTGGGGCTTTTAGTATTGCTGAGATGTATCTCTGCATTAGATTTATCTGTGTGTTTGCCATGTTGGTGTCCTATGCAGTTCTATACGGGTCCATTAACAATTGATTATATTCTTGCTCAGTTATTTGTTTAATTAACTGACCATTTTCATAAAAATTATACATCCCGTTTTTAAAAACAACTTTGTCTTTTGGGTTCGCATTAGTTATTTGATCTGAATATGGGTCATCGTCATAATAAAGAGTCTCAGGCACAGCCGCAGCCGCAGCCGCAGCCTGCCTAAATGCCCGTGGGTTTTGGCGTTTATACGCATCAATAACGTCTTGGGAGGGAGGCTTGCCGCCCTGATTAAAGATGCTGTTTGTACTCTTAGCCAATCGCTCTTGCTCTTGCGCTGCTGTGAGATTGCCCTGACCAGTTAAGGCTCGGCCCATTTTGGCAGCATCGCCCGTAATTCCCCTGATAACAGCGCCCGGCATTCCACCACCCTGCAAGTATTTTGCAATGCCAGTGGTTTTCATTGTGTCCATATTGCCGTCACGCGCTGCCTCCGCAACTACTGAACCCCGTGGCAGTGCGCCAACAAAGTTGCTGATCCCACTGATGAAGTTGTCTTTATTGTCATAGGCATTGGAAATGCTGTTGTTTTTATTCGCCTCGGACGCTGCTTTCCCTGCCGCATATTCGACCTGAGAAATGTAATTATCGCCGTCCGTATCCAAGTCTGCGGCACCCGCTCCGCTAAACTGTGCGCCAGATTTGCCCGGCCCACCGCCGTCAATCCTATCAGTCCAGCTAATATATCCACCAGCATATGAAGGCACACCGTCTGGCCCAGCAAGTACGGGCGCATCATTTCGATACTCTTGCAGCAATTGCTCCTCGGACGGGTTGATATAAGCCAGCATGTGCGGCTGGTTGCCAATCACCGTCTGGCGTGGAACCATATTTGCAAACGCGCCGTTCTGCCTATACATCTTGTCGTTCATACCTAAAACTCCATTCTATATCTGGCGTCAATTCTCGGTTCGCCCATATTGCTATCAGAGTAGCTGATACGGCCACCATCGCCAATGTTTATTCCAAGAGACCCAGAATAAACTGGCTCCATGCCCGTTGATTTCTGCCTGCTGACGTTAAAATCAAACGCGCCCATCTTTGCCGCAGCGCCTAATTTTGTAAATGTGCTGGAGCTTCCCTGCGTAAAACTGGCAAAGGGAAACGTGTAGGTATTGTCCTGCATGGTTCTGCTGCCCATAGCATTGCCGCTTACGTCCACTGGCCCCAATGTGGTCGCTCCATCAAGACCAAGGCGCACGGTTCTGGCCCTGTTCTTAACGTCAGCCTGACCATCTCTGTATTTCGTTTCTTCGGTAGTGTAGCCCATTGAGGGCGTAACGCTGCCCATGCTGCCATCAAATGTTTTGTATAAATCCAACTCAGATCGTGATTGATTGGGCCGTTTTTCAAAACGCATACTGCCAGAAACAGGAAGATTAAAATCATCAAATCTATTTTCAACATTTAAATTTGCAAATGCGCCCTGTCTCTCAGCCATCACGCCATTCCCTGTTGTTGGGGTGGCCCCTGCATGGGTGGCTGCTGCGGTGCGGAAACTTGTGCGGCGTCTGATATGGCCGTCAAGGCACCCATTTCACCAGCGCCCATGCGCTTGCGAATTTCTGCCACTTTATTCATTAAATATTTATTCATGTCTATGGGTGGCTGACCCCCACTCTGGGAGGAAAGTGGGGGCTGACCACCCTGCGCTTGCTCTGTCGGCTGACCGCCGAAGGCCGCAGGATTAATTGGGGGCAAATTATAGGATCGTGGGGGGTACATTCTTCATTGCCTCCATTTGAATTTTCGCGGCGTTTTTCTCTCGCTCAAGCTGCAATTCGGCCTCCAGCTTTGTGACCTTGGCCTGCAAGTCGGCCTGCGCTTTTGCCATTTCGATCTGCATATCCTGACGCGCTTCAGCCTGCTTGATCTCAATGTTGGATTTGGCCTTGGCCTGATCGGCTGCAATTTGCGCCTGCGTTCTGGCCGTGAGGGCTTCGGTCTCCAGCTTTGCCAATTGCTGCGCGTATTGCAGAGGATCGCCCTGCCCCTGTTGCTGCTGACCCGCCGCCCTGATGGCTTCGATCTGCTTCATTTGGGGTGCGGCCCTGACCACTTCTGCGGCCCGTTGGCTAATGAGGCGATCCTGCTCTGGATCAACATTCTCAAACTTGAAGTCGGGGTCTTTGAAGTTTGGCAGTGGGGGCAGTTCCATTGCCACGCCTGCCTGCATTCTGAGGCGGTACAGCAGCGCGATATGCTCCGCGATGTGGGCCATTAGAATTGGCTGCATTCCCTTGTGCGCTGGATTGCTGCCCAGTGACGGGTCTTGCAGGAACTGCATATGCACGGCGATGTGCGCCTCATGGTCCTGCTCAATAAAGGCGCGNATTGGCTTGCCATACATCACCGACATGTTTTCATCGATGGGGTCCATCTGGACCGCCTCTTCTGGNTTTTTCANTATTTCATCGATGTTCTGAATGCGGATCGCCTCGTACATNCGCTTGTACGCCTCGTACATATCGTGAAGTTGAGGCGCGGCCTGCGCCATTTGCAGAACGGCCTGCGCCTGNGCGATGCGCTGGGCNGTGCTAAANATGTTGGGATCGGACACAGGCACAATGTCAATGCGCTCATCAAAGTCAGCGGCATAGATCGTTTCGGCTGCGCCAGCCCGTGAGAACGTAAACTCTTCGGGCAGATTTTCTGCGTTTAGAGCCGCCAGCATTTTAAATTCTTGGCCCTGCGCGTAGTGCAGGCGCTTGTGAATTGCGCTGAACGCCTTTGATCCCTGCTCAATCAGGGCCACGGTGCTGCCCACTGGCGCGTTGGGATTTACGTCACCCACGTTTAGATCGGCTGTGGACGCAAAGCGTTGTCCCGCATCGACCATAAAGCCCAGCAAATTAAACAGCGAACCTGACGGCTCCTTAAACGGCAGCGGCATGATGGCCTTCGTCACGTCATCGACGGTACTGTCGAGATCGACAAATTCACCGGGGGATACTTGCAGATCGCCGCCAGTCACACGGCCACGCAGCTTGAACCCGCCCTGCATATTTGCGAATGCGGCACTGTCGAGCAGGGCGCGAAGCGATCCTGTCGCCGCTTTGCCCAGCCCACCGATCATGTGATAGAGGCCAAAGCCATAAAAGCCTAAACCCGGCAGGAACTTGTACGACACGAACCAGTCGCGGCGTTTCTTTAGCTCATCGTCTTCGCGCCAATTGCGCCTGACCGACACGATTTTTTGATTGTCGTAATCGATTGTGATGCAGTACGGCAGTGCGACAGCGTTATCGTCCTGATCATCCTCATCCATTTCCTCGCCATCAATGCCGTCGAACAGATCATAGAGGTGCATTTCAAGCAGTGTGATTACGTCATCGTTGTTGTCGTATTCATCGACGCCCTCGATTTCTCCAATGACGCTGTCGGCTGGATCGATATCTTCGCTGCCATCATCGGTTGTCTGGAGGTAGTAGCCGTTTGCCACGTAGCGATTATATTCGTTTTTCGGCATTCTGATGATGTGTGTGTAGCGTGGGGATGTGTAGAGGTCTTTGCTATCTGGAGCCACGCAGAAGTCTTCGGCCTTGACGAACTGGCTGCATTGCCTGTCGAGGTTTACGTCCCACCAAACCTTTTTAAACGTCTGGCCGACGAGCGGTAGGTGAAACAGCATTTGATCCAGATCGGGAAAGTATTCGGGCATTTCCTCGGTGATCTGGTAGTTCATAAATTCTCTGACCCTGCGGCCCTGCTCTTCGATTTCTTCATCGGGCTGACCAATGATGACCGACTTGATTGGGCCACCTGACGGGTAAAGCTCTGCGATGGCCTTGGCGTTAAATTGGGTTGCTGCTTCTGCGATCAGGGGGTGAACAACGATGGACAGGCCACGGGTGGCTCTCTCGTCTTCGCTTTCATCTAAGCCCCCGTCTGGGTCTAGGGTCTTGAGGCCAGCCTTGTAGCGGGTTTTCCACTCATCTCTGGCGGCTTCATCGTTTTCGTAATACGACACAAGCTCCGCACCCTTGGCCGATAGCTCCCGTGCGTCGATCTCTTCTGCGAGGTTGGCGTCGAAGCCGCTGTCGCTTTCTTCGATATCGTCTAGCTCTGGATCACCGATCAGCACGTCACCGTCTGGAAGGGTCTCGACCATCAGGTCATCTGCGGGTGCGCCCTCGGCAAACGGGATTACATTTGGATCAGCCATATAAAGTTATCCTTTGCGGTTCTTGATAATCGTCCTCGTCAGGGTCTTCAGTGTGACCAAGGAACCAGCCTTTTCTCAGTCTTAGCCACGCTTGGGTGCAAGTGTCAACGATATCATCATTTGGGTGCGCTGGGAAGGCGGCACATATTGAGATCAAATCTTCGGCCCATTTGCGCTTGGGATAGAATATTCTGCCGTCTTCCAGCAGGGCAGATGCGGCGTGTGCGCGAGCTTCCTTGTCACGGTCTGGGCTGTACGCCAGCACTGG